AATAAAAAAATTATGGAACAAATTTGTTGCATGGTTATTTAGTGGCTACGACAAATAATAAAGGATAATAATGAAAAAACTAACAAAGAGACAACAGGCGACACTGAAAAAACATTCAGTGCATCATAGCAAGAAACACATGACTATGATGAGAAAAGAAATGAGAGCTGGTAAATCTTTTACTGCTGCTCATAAGAAAGCACAAAAGCTAGTAGGAAAATAATGGCTTTAAGTAGAAGGCAAAGGAGTTTAAAAGCATGGTCAAAACAGAAATGGCGTACAAAGTCTGGAAAAAAATCGAGCATTACTGGAGAAAGATATTTGCCTTCTGCTGCAATAAGAAATTTGAGTGCTGCGGAGTATGCTGCAACGACCAGAGCAAAAAGAAAAGCTAAAAGACAAGGCAAACAATTTAGTAAGCAACCCAAAAGAATTGCTGACAAGGTAAGAAGATATAGAAGATTTAGTTAATTAATTCTATAAATTCTATAATCACAATTAGAGCTAACAAGATTGCAAGAATGGAATGATAAATATTCCATAGCAACCATTGTCTATTTTTGGAACTCTTTTTTGATTTCTTCATATTCCTCCCATATTCTAAAACCTTCGGTCCAAAGCTGTCTTCTATAAAATTTATTCCGAAGATGATGTATGACTGTTGTATGATCTTTACCACCCATCAACTCACCTATTCTTGGTAAAGATATATTCATTAGTTCTCTTAACAAAACAAAACATAATGATCGAGCTGAAGACACAGCTCTAGTTCTACAAGGTGAGAATATTTCTGTTCTAGTTATATCTGTTTTATCTACAACTAGATTTATTAATTTTGATACATCACTTAATTTAGGGTGATGATTATTTTTTTTATCTTTTACTTTGACTAATTTTTCTCTAAAGTTATATGCTTGTCTTCTAACTTTTTCTTCATGATGTTGTTTGGCTAATCGATAGCCTGTTTTAAAACCTATTCTGTAAATAAATAATTGATTGTTGTCGTTTTCATAGCCATTTGTTTTTAATTTTTTTTTAATATCTGATAGTTGTTTAATTAAGAGCATACGATCCCTATCCCTTTTGTTGTTTTTACATTAGCTGCTGCTTATCGCATCAACTCTTCTTTAGCTTTTTCGACTTTCCAAATTAATCTGAAGCTATCTTTTTGTAACTTATCAGCTTTAATTTTAGTTGCTAGATACAACTCATGTTTCCTTTGTTGTAAGTCCCGCAACTTTTGAAGTCGATGTTTTAGCTTTTCCATCGTTCTCCTTTTTTACTTTGGTAAAGTCAAATCTCACATCACTGACTTTACATTCTACAAACTTTCCTTTTTCATTGGGGTTTGCAGCCTTCTCGACATCATCAAATAGTTCTATATAAGTAAAACTACAAGTGCCTTGTCGTTCCCTTTTATACACTTATCTATCCTCTTTGTCTAGGGTTGATTTGTGTAATTCTTTTGCGATTTTTGTATAGACTTGTAGATCATCATAGCTATCAGCTTTGTAAGGTCGAAGGGTTCTAATTAATTTTAGACCCATCATAATTTTAGCTGCTTCGTGATCTTCTAGGTCATCTTTAAGTTTGTCTTGCAGGATAACACTAAACATTACTGCTAATAATCTAAAGTTTTCTTTGTAATCCCCATATTGTTTGGCTCGGTCTTCGAATATTTTTTTTAATCTTTTCTCGTCAATATCATTCATAAAATATTAGGCGACTAGGCAGAGAAAAACAACTAATGATCCGAAAGAGGTAATTGAAAGGGAAACCTCCAAGAAAACTCCGCCTAGTCTCGTTCAAATTTAAACTTTTACATACCTATCATATTGTGGCTTTGGTGCAAAGTTCTTTTTTGGATCACCTTTAGGGTGTTCTATTTTAAGATTACCCTGTTGTGGATTTCTCGGACTACTTGGAAAAAAAGTAAGATCGTATGTCCCCGCAGGGATTACAATATCTTCCTTTAAATTAAAGTTTTTCCATGTATGTGTCGGTCCATTCTCTGATATATTTTCTTGCTTATAAACATTAAAATATACAGCAGGGACTGGTTGACCACCTTTCATCATGATATTACTCCTTCATTTTCTAACATAGATTTCTTTTCAACCACCTTTTGCATAAGATTTGAATATCCATCATAGTTTGTTTGCTTATATTCTACTAACCAATCTTTGAATTGTCTCGACATCAAATCTTCAAGACGAGTAAGGTGTGGTGCAGATAGAATTTTATTTATAACCGCCTTCTCATTCAATGGCTTGATGTTCCCCTCTAGTTGGAGAAAGGTATGTTCTTCTTTGCTAGTTATATCTTCCTCAAGCAAACCAAAGAATGAGAGGCAACGAGCTATCGCAAATGTTTCAGCAGCTTGAAGACCAGATATAAACACCGGTTCATATTGGTTCTTTTGGCTGCTATGTGCAGTTCGCTTTAACTCGCCTTTGTAGTAAAGTTCAGCTCTAACTATGTAGATGTCTTTGTGGCTGTCAACGAGGGAGGTTTTGATGGCTACATCTTCATCTCCGGCAACAGCTTTTATTTGACCCCACGCAGATAATTTTAACCTATTCGTTTTGCTATCTGTGTATAAGCCTTCTTTCCTACAAATCTTTTTATACTCTTCTAGTTTCTTTTTCATTGTATGTTCCATATTTCCCTTGCTAGTTTTTTTTGTTTAGTTGTTAGATCAGAATAGTACCAGTGATCCAAATCTGGTTGCTCGACATATTGTGCCATTACTCTTCCATCACCATTACTTATGTCTAACAAATTCTGTATTCGCTTTGCTTTCTCAATCATATTATTAAAAGCTGCGTTCAGTTCTTTTTGGCTTGGCTTAAATATTTTATATTCATTGGGACTAACATAAACTACATAAGCCTCTCTTCCTTTTTCTCTAGCATATAAAGATGTTTGTTGTAGGTGTTCAGGCTTTATTCGTTCAGGCATTTTCTGTTGCGATACTCCATAACCTGATTTGTTTTTTTTAAAATTAGGCGGTAAAGATTTGAGTTCCATTATCTTTGTATTACTTTCAAAGTCTATCCTACCTATGATTGGAATAAATAAATCCAAATGTTTTATATCAACATATCTCTCGCACTGTACCGGCTCATCACCAAATACTTCTTCTACTGCTTTGATAATTAGTTTGATAGTTGGAAGTAAAAACTCTTTCATTGCTTCTCTGCAATGCTTATCTCTATCGTCTTTATATTTTATCTTATCTACTTTATTTAGTTCGTTTTTTAATATCTCTTGTATATTCATTTATTTGCTTTCCAAATGTTCCATCTTCTTTTCTTTCGAAGATATATTTTGCGACACATTTTTGAGCTACATTATTTACGGAAGAACCGAAGTGAAGTTTATATCCCTTGACTGACTTTCTTCTCTCTTCTTGGTTCACCATTACATAGTCAATTATATATTTTGCTATAGGCGATGTTAGTTGAGTAGGACTAAAATGATCGTACCCCTCACCGCCTGATAGCTTCGATTTTATTACATTTACTTTTTTTATATCCATTGTTTTTTTTACTTGTATTATATCACAAAATGATATATGTCAAATAAAAAATGACTTTACAAGAATGGATAAAAAAAGAAGGTATATCAAACGCAGAAGCGGCTAGGCGGCTAGATGTTAGTAGCTTTAATCCTTCGACTAATATAGGTCGTTGGGTTAGTATTGATCCAAAATCATTTCGTATTCCCCACGAAGATAATATGTTAAAGATCATGCGGGGTACAAATAAAGAAGTACAACCGAATGACTTTTATGAGCATATCTGGAAAATCAATAAAAAAGTTTAAGCGAGTTTTTATACACTGGATTGACATTGAGAGTAGCAGCGAATGGACTAATACTCTTGAGGGTAAAACCTATGCTCAAAATTGTTATAGTATTGGTTGGTTAGCTGTTAAGAATAAAGATAAGACTATCATATTCTCATCATATAGTTTAGACAATGAAGGATTAATAAATGATTATGGCGATGTTACCTGCTATCCTAGTTCGGTCATTAAAAAAATTACCTATCTCAAAGATGAAGAAGAAAAATAAAAAAAAGAAAAAGAAAAAAATATCAGGTTATTATTTTGATGGTAAAAAGCTGATAGTCTTATATGAGAAACACGAAACATTTTGATAAGAACCTTTACAATCGTTGGCATCGTAGGTTCGATAACATTGCAATGGTCGATATAGATCAAGTCGAATGTTGTCGGATAAAAGGTTGTTGGCAGCCTTTGGCTTTAGTCGAGACAGCTTTTGATACTGGTAATTATTATAAAACTACGACTATTACTAAATGGCTAGGTGAAAAGGCTAATATCCCCGTATGGCTCGTATTTTACAAGAAAAACGAAATTGTAGGGGGTGATAGCCTAACCTTCAAAGTTCGTCAAATTTACCCCCTCTACAGCGATTTAAAGGCTATATCTGAAGCGGAATGGGTCAGCTATTTAAGGAATTTACAACATAAGCATTATTTGGAAAAACATTGTGATAAAAAAGACGAAATACGAACAACATATCCGGTTAGCAACAAAGATATTAAATGACAGGGACTTTCTAAAGATACCAAAAAGAGATAGGCTCGGTTGTCTTGGTGCTTTAATCGTTTTATTGCGTTTTGCTGACGGAAGAACACGAAAGAGCTACCCTCGTCTTCAAACCATTGCTAATCTTCTAGGTTGTGGCAAGAATAAGGCTAGGAAGAGCTTATTGTGGCTAAAAAAAGTCGGCATTATATCAATAAAAAGGCTACAATCCACTAATTTATATCAAATCCACCCTTTTTTTTATGTAGGTGATAGTGAAGTTTCAAAACAGGTATATCAGAAGTTTCAACGGGGGACTTCTGAAGTTTC